GGCCGGCAACTGCCGGATCCCGAGGGCGGTCGCGAGCGGGCGGGCGCCGTCCACGAAGTTGATGACCGGCTCGAGCATCTGCGACGGCAGCAGGCCGGGGTTGTCGCCGGTCGTCTGGTGCGCCGCGGCGCGGTTGAACAGCTCCACCCGCTCTTGTGCGTCGGTGGAGCCGAGGCCAGCCTTCCAGTAGTCGAGGATGTAGGCGCCGGCCGAGCGGTACTCGACGGTCTTCGGCCCCTCGTTCGACGCCTCGGTCATGAAGCGGTGGAGGTCCGCGACCTGGTTGGCGGACTCGCTCGAGATGCGGCGCGCTTCCTTCAGCGGGGTGACCTGCTCCGAGAGGGACGTGAGCCGCTCGCGGGCTCGGGTCACCATCTCCATTTCCTGGTCGGTGAGGTCGCGCTTGGCCTTCTCGGCCTCTTCCACGAGGCCATCGATGAAGTTCTGGCGATCCTCGATCTCGGCCGCGTAGCGGGCGAGCATTTGGTCTGTCTGTCGCATGGGTGCGGGGTCCTCCGGGACAACAACGTGGGCGAATGGCCCGAGCAGCTCGGTTGTTGCCGCGTCCCCCGCAACGGCCCGCCCCGCCCATTGGCGGGAGGCACCGGTAGTTCAGCGACTCAGCGAATCGTAACGCTCCTGCAGACGCCATGCCCGCACCTGGTTGAGCAGCGGCGTCAGCGTCGCTTCCACGGCCTCTTCCCGGCCCCGTACGGCGAGGACGCGGGCGTCGGTGTATGCCGGGTCGGGAACCATCGCGACGTGCCGCAGGAACGCCCTGACGACGTGCCGGTGGTTGCGAGTCGGCCATTGCTGGTCCGTCGCCCTGAGCTCGAACGCGGCGGAAGCATCGAGGCAGTCGTCGGCGGCAAGATGCAGCGTCTCGTCGCCGAGCTCAGTCTCGGCAATCCGCAGCTCGGCGACGAGACCCTCTTCGCGGCCGGGGTGGAAGACGACGGCACGGCCGACGGTCCTGGTTTCGAGGTGGTCGCGGTTGACGCGGACGCGGCCGGGCCGGTTCTGGATGCCGTCGAACGCCCCGCGGGCGATCGTCTCGGTGATCATGCGGCCCTCGTGCGGCACCATCGTCGGGGTGTCGTAGGGGATGGTGACCACCTCGATGATGCGGTCCGGGAAACTGACGCCGACGGTCTGCGCCACCCGGATCTCGAGGTTGCCGTCCCGGTAGTTGCCGCGGCTCTCGCTCATGTGAGCGCCCCTTCGTCGATTCGCTCGGCGGCCCGGATCTCCTGAACCGTCAACGCCGGCTGCCCCGAGACGGGGTCCACGATCCGGTTGAGGATCTCGGCGGTCCGGGCGCGGGCCTCGGGCTCGGGCTGGATGTAGGCGTCGCGGTTGACCTCCACCGTGGTGCCACGCGGCAGCAGCCACTGCGACAGCGCCGACATGACCGTCTGCGCCTGCGGGCGCAGGCCGGCGCGCCAGTGGTAGTCGAAGATCGCGGTGACGTTTGAGTAGGTCATCGGGTCCCCGCCGGACGGCAGGCCGACGAGGAACGGCGGCACCCCGAGCAGCACCGCGATGCGGGCCTCGGTCATTTTCGACAGGTCGGCGAGCGCGAGGTCCTTCGGCGACGCCTGCACCGGCTTGAACGTCACGCCGCCGGAGAGCACGGCGGGCTCGCCGATCGCCGAGACGCGGGCCGCCACCCACTGGGCCTGCAGCGCCGATGCCTGCTCGGCGGTCAGCTCTTCGGGATGCTCGAGCACGCTGGTGGGGATGCCGCCCGACGCGGCGAAGGACGCGGCGTAGCGGGCGAAGATGTCGGCGGCGACCATCTTCCCGGCGCCCGCCTCCAATGGCCCGTGGCCGTGGGCGTCGGAGATCGTCGACTGATAGCGGATGTGCAGGATGTCCGACGTGACGTCCCGGCTGCCGATGTTGTAGACCCGCACGCCGTTCTGCATCTCGACGTTGACCATCCAGGGCGGGATGACCCGCATCCGTGCGGGCCACCCGGTCGCGTACCTCGTGAGTGCCAGCACGAACGCCTCGCCGAGCTGGTAGTCCCAGAAGACCTGCTTGGCGAACTCCTCCCACGACGTGTAAATCGAGCGGTCCGGGTTCAGCAGCCAGTCGGCGTCGAGGTTCGGCGAGGCCCCGACGAGGTAGGGCGGCATCGTCGCCAGCAGCGACGCGTTGAGGTCCAGGCACTTCCACGCGATGTCGGTGAGGCCCGAGGGCCGGCCGCGCCAGTTGGGGGTGTTCCACTCGCCGGGCCAGCCCGACCAGGCCGAGGGCCGGATGGTGGGCGGCGGGATGCCGGGGATGCCCTGTTCGACGGTGACACCGTCCGGGTCCCCCGGAGTCACATTCGGGGGACCGACGGTGCCCGGCGCGGCCTGCGCCGGCGTGTTGTCGTTCGGGGTTTCCGGCTGGATGGCGCGAGTGAAAAGGCCCACCGGCAACCAAGCCTACGTTGACCCCCGGTCAATAGCGAACGTTGGGCGCGACATCGCGGACGCGGCCTCACCGCTCATGTCTCACCGTCCTTCGCGTCCGGGGCGACTATGCCCATGTCTCGTCCAACGCGGAGCATCGTCGAACGCAACGGCTCGGGAAGATCAGCCATCCGGTCGCGCAGGGCTTCCGGGGTCAGACAGTCGGGACAGATTCCGGCCGTGCCGTGCGTCGCGTCCTTCCCGCAGTAACGACAGGGGCGTTCGATCTCGGCCTGGCCACCAGCAGAATCAGGCATCACGCACCGTCTTTCGCGTCGGCCTTGAGCACGATCTCCAACGTCGCCCTCCGCATAAGCTAGAGAATGGCCGGAACCCTGGTGGGCCGGTGCGCCGCTCCTACCGCCCACACGAGCGCCTTGACGAGATGCGTCGGACCCTTCGCCATCAGGTGAAGGCCGGTCGGGGCCTCCCGCACGACCGCGGCGGCGAGGGTCTCGTCGAGCGCAAACGTGGTCGTGTCGTGCACCAGGCGGCCGGTCATCGCCAGGTCCCTGAGCAGCGCCAGGCCGGCCCTGGTCTCGCTCGAGCCGCACGGCTTCGCCTTCCCGCGCCACGCCGGCGGTAGGCGGTCGATCAGCGACGCTCCGACGAGCAGGCCGCGAACGGGCGCCGAGGCGGCGAGGGCCTCGAGGTCGGCGATCGCACTGTCCCAGTCGCCCCTTAGCCAGCCGTCGACTTCCAGGCGGCCGTCATCCGTCCGGCGGCAGGCGGCGACGGCGGCGCCGAGGCCGTAGTCATCCTCCAGGGCCACGTACAGCGGCGTCGTCGACACGACGGGCTCTGACAGCTCGGCCCACACGCCGGGCGCCAGCAGCGGCTCGGTGGCGCCGGCGGGCTCCGAGAGTTTGCGCGGCCACTGGTTCAGCCACTGCGCCCGAAACGACTGCTCGGGGTCGGGCTCGTCGGGGTCCTCGATCTCGCCGGCCAAGGCCTTCTCGTGCGCCTTGGCGATCAGGGTCCGACGGCGGGTAGTCCAGTGCGGCGACGCCTGGCGCCATGCGCCGGCGTCGTCCATTTCGGCGCCCTCGGGCGCCGACCACTCGATGAGCAGGTCGGTCGTCGGGTCCTCCAGGGCGGCGAGGGCGACCTGGCGGGCCTCGAGCATCAGCTTCGTCGCCTTGCGATGCGCGGTGGAGACGAGCACGAGCTGCGGCTGCTCGCGCTCGGCCATCGTCGGCGTCAGGCCCTCGTCTACCGCTGCAGCCCGCACCTTCCATGCCTCATCCACCACACCCAGCGCGACGCTGTAGCCGTACACGGCCTCCTTTGCCCGCAGCATCCAACGAGATCCGTCCGCCAGCAGCTCGATCTCTTCCTGTCCATTGACCTCACGCACCTTGTAGCGGCCGTCGTGGCGGCCCTTCGCCCACACCCTGGCGGGGCGCTGAATCTCCTTGCAGACGGCCAGGTCCTTGCCGGTGTGAAGGACGTCCTGCGGCTCGCCGAACCGCTGCGCCTGGTGCATCCGCCACAGGCACAGCTCGCGCAGCAGCCACGACTTCCCGACCTGGCGCGCCGTGCTCAGCGTGGCGGTCTCCCACACCAGGCGGCCGTCGCGGTCGACCTCGAGTAGGCGGACGGCGACGAGCTGCTGCCACCAGCGCAGCGCCCGGCCCTCCCGCGCCGCGGCCCACTCGCAGAACTCGGCACCGAGGGACCCTGCGGCGAGCGGGTGCGGGACCGTCATCAGCCTCGGCCACACCGCGTCGGCGGGGACGTCGAGCAGCTCGTGCAGCCACTCGACGTCCCAGCGGCGGTCCGATGGATCCAGACCGGCGCGCTCGGGCTCGGCCTCGAGCCCGGCGAGCACCGCGGTCGGGCGCCAGGTGCCGTTGGCGACCATCTGCCCGCCGCGGTGGTTGCACTCCTCGCAGCTCGGCAGCAGCCGGCAGCAGTCGGTGTCGGGCCGGTGGGCATGCATCCCCAGCGGCGGCCAGTGATCGAGCGTCGTGGCCTGCGCCCGGCGGCAGTGGGTGCACGGCACCGGTGGCCCGCTCAGGAGGCCGGCGAGCTTTCGCTTATACGAGGCGCTGTAAGGAGTAGCGGGCAAAAGGTGGCCGGGTGCAGGGATTTCTACCGGTTTGGGGGGGAAACGAACACGCTAGGGGCGCCTCGTGG